TGCGTCAGATGCTGCTTCGTTAGCGTCAACGTCTGCTTGGATAGCTGCCATGACTACGTCGATGGAGCTGTCAGCTGCTGCGCGTGCGGCTTCTTCACTTCCAAGACGTGTCTCAAGAGAGGAGTCGCCTGCAATACGTGCTACTTCTTCAGCGTCGATGTTGACTTGAAGTGCTGCATCACCTGCTGCGCGGTCGACTGCCTCAGAAGCGAGATCATCGTTCAGCTGCTCAAGAGCGTCGTACAGATCGATGAAGTCGCCGCTAGCGAGGCGAACGAACATCTGTGCTGCATCAACACGTGTTTGGCTAGAGCGGTTCGCTGCTGCAACCTTATTCACGTGACCTGCTGCGAAACTAATTTTCTTTGTTGCCATTATTATTCTCCTAAATTGTAAAATATGGCGTTAATAGCCGCATCGGTCCTGACGTGTGTGGCAAAGTGCTACACCGCCCAACAGACACTTTTAGCGGTCTGCATGTTCATATTCATGTGCATAGGGATCTGAATTTGTATTTTTATATCTGTTTTATATGTGCATTTCTATTTTTGCCCCGGCATTTTTAGCGGCTGCCGAGGGCTTGAGCTCACGTGAGCCGCTTTAGAGCTTTTAGTTCATCATAGAATGCTCTCTCCTCAGAGTTCAGATATTGTACGACGAGTTTCTCAATGTCCTCGTCTGAAACGTTAAATTGAAATGTCACACGTCCTTTAGCATCTTTTTGATAAGAATCAAGAGCAAGCCCTTTGTGCTTCAAGTAGGACGCAAGAATAAGATCGTTTGTCTTATAAATTTTAGATGACATTAAGTTTCCTCAGTTTGAAATTTTCAAGAACGCGAATAAGTCAAAATTAAGTATGAGGGCAGGAATATTTTTTTAAGAATAATTTGGTCGATAAGTTGCCGAAATCATGTCAGACTCGTTTGGTGGCACAGCAAAGGTCAGTGTATTTCCCGAGAGGGCCACATCATAACTTGTTCCATTTTTTTGCAAGAGCCCATTTACAAAGATCATCATATCATTTTCACTCAAAGGTGCCTGGCTGAGAGAGAAGTCCTGGTTTGCATCATCTTTGATGCCTGTGGGTACTTCATTAAAGATCATAAAGTCGCCCCAAGAAGCTTGTGTATCACTTTCAGCAATGAGAACTTGTCCCTCAGTGGGTGCCGTAGATCCTGACACAGACACGATTGTTGTCTGGGTCCTTATTCCTCCGGTGGTTCTATCATCAGTGAGGCGTGGATCATCCTCTGCAACAACACCGCTAACAGATTCATTGTAAGTTGCGATAATTCTACTTCCTATGTTGTAGTCGGAAGGTATTGTCACCGACTTTATTGCGGCATCGTAAGTAAAATCCACGCCAGATGAAAGTCTAATTCCATTTATAAAAATAGCAAGAGAGCTTGCTGGAACTGGAGTGCCTGTTAGAATGAAGGGTAAAAGGGTTTCTGGTGAATTATCTGTTAAGACTTCCTCAGTTGTATTGCCAACCTTTATTATCTCAGTAACTGTGCTTCCTGACACCTCAAACGTCATTGTATTGGTCGAGGTGTCAGCAGATATCTGCATTCCACTACCAGCCACAAACGTGATATCTTCAGACACGGAAGCCTCAAGAGTGTCAGCACCTAATATCAGGGACGTGAAGCCAGTATTTCCTCCAGTAGCTGTACTTGATATCGTTACTTGGCCAGATGATCCAGATTGAATCTGGATGTTATTTCCCGCGACAAGATATGGTCTACCATCTTTCAAGGTTTGCAAAGATCCAGACAATCCCTGGTTAAACGAGACATCACCTGTAAAAGAGGCGCCTGCAAGAAGCGGGACAACAGTCGAGTCAACTGAGATCTCATAAGTTGAGTTTTCTCCGCCATCTACTCCTGACAGACCTGTTCCGATGGTCAGCTTTCTTTCTTAGGACATTCCTGATTCGGACTCGATAGTGATAAAACTACCGTCGGAAACTCCTCCGCCGCCGCCAGACAAGCCTCCAATAACTGTATCAAGAGTATCGCCGATGTAGATAAAAGCATCAATGTAAGTGGGATTTTGGGCATGAGCTCCTGTCCCAGGTGGGTCTTGTTGAAAGAAAACCCCATTAAAATAATCAAGCGACCAGTCTCTCTCATCTAGCGGATATACTCTCTCAAGAGCTGAGATATCACCGTAATGAGGGATAGCTTCGTAGTCTGATCCGAACGTGGTGGGAATAAGTTGAATTCCACCTAGGGTCTCATATATCTCCTGCCCGTTTACGAAGAATCCTGTTCCTGCTTTTGGATTTGAGCTATTTGCAACATAGTCGTCAGGAAGTCTAACAGAGAAACTATGCCTACCTTGATCTGTATCTGTTCCTGGTATAAATGTGACAGGTAATCTTACGTACTCAGCAACACCTCCAGTGATCGTATAAAAAGACGTCTTTGATGGTGTGCTTGGTACCTGTTCTCCAAATACAGTCTGAGCAGATATAGTAAGACCGCTAGACAGTGCTTCATTGGCAATCTCTTTGTCAGGCGATGTGTGCGCCTTACCAACTATTTTCTTAAGAGCTAAGTCTCTCTCAGTTGCGCTTACAAAAGCCATCTTATACCCAATTTAAAGTGATCGAACTAATGTTTCCTGTCCAAGATGCATCTGCCTCGATCTTCATAACTAAATAATCATTTGCGCTTAAGAACTGCGTTCCAAAAGTTCCCTCAGTTGCTTGACCCATACTTCCTAGCGTACCCACCAGACATCCATCACCGTCTCCAACTTCTCCCGTAGAGAAAGGAAGAGCCAGATCCATCCATCCGGTTGATTGATTTTCTGAATTTTGAGGTAGTTTAACAGCGACTGTGAACTTGTTTGTACTTGCTAACGATGTCCCAACTGGAACAACTTGACCCGTACCTGCAAATGTTAGAGTAAAATTAGTCTTGGAGCCGCCTGCATTATTTTTAAACTTTCTATAGTAAGTTCTTGCGCCTGACGCTATTCCTGAATAGTCTACGTTGCTTACAGGCCCATTTGCAACAGAAGAAAAGTTTCCTCCGTTCACGCCATTTATTGGGGATACCAACTTCTCATCATAGACAAGAAGCCCATCATTTAAAAGTAGTGACTCATTTGAATCCCAAGGAGTATCAACATCAGATTGTCCGTCATAAGCTTTGACAGGTAATCGATAATCTTCTCCTCTTAGAGGTTCAAAAGTGTCTGTAGCAGTATCAGATAGATTATAAACTAATAAGTTTGAAACAGACTTAGTTCCACCAAGCGTCAATGACTTCTCGCTTATCGGATGAAGGACATTTGTCGATGCCGTAATTGAACCATCTAATAGTTTGGAAGCATTAACATTTAAGAGTGCGCTAATAGAAAGAGATTTTGTCTCATTCTCACCCGTCGATACGTTGATTTCAGGTAGTTCTCCCGTAGCAGGAGAGACATAAGAGGCAGCACAGTTTAATCCAGTGAAAGTAATCGCTGAGATTGAATTAGAATAGACATTTTTGTAAGCATTGTCAACTGTCAAGCTATAGTCTGCTGTACCACCTGTGTGATATGACACACCTGATATCTTTTTATCACCTGTCATGTTAAGATTTTGAATCAGCGAGTTTGATGCAGCAATTGGAGTGACATAGTCATCGACCACCCAATCAATATAGTTTGTCACCACATCAGCAGAAGTTTTTCTATGTATAACTCTAGCGTAGTTGTGACCAGGTGACATATCACCAGAGTGAATAAGGAAGGTGCCAAGCCTATGCTTAAAGACGTCTAGCTCAGATCCGTCCTCAAAGTGTGCTGAAAACGGAGCTGAAGCTGATAGATACGTGCCGAAAGACGTTTCTGGCTTATCAGACGATGGTACAGCTAGATCAATGGATAGCTGCTCTACTCCATTGATTTCTAATATCAGCTCGCCGGTATTTGCATCTCCAAAACAATCAGCGGGATAATTAACTGAGTCTGCTGCCACATGATCGTTTACTTTCCCGCTTATGTTTGTGCTGGCGTTAATAGCACCAAGTCTAACATCAGATCCAAATATTGCATTTAAAAATGGAGAATTAATATCACCTGGTGTGAAATCACCCACACCTTTAACATTAGTATAACCAACAATCTCACTTGTAGCACCAAAAGAAAGTTTTGAACTAGCACCAGACTGAGTTGCATTAATCTGAGAAAGTGAAGGTGCGGGACCAGGTGCTAATGACTTAAGCACTTCGTTAAATCTATCAACAGCGGTGCCAATAGGGGTTGAAGTATTGAAATCTGTGAACAAGCCGTCAGAATAGTCGGCATCCTCTGATTCACCAATTGTTCCGAGTCCTGTCCCTGATGTGGAGATGACGATCTGTCCGTTTGATTGGGTTACGATATTGATGCCTGTGCCTGCAGCAAGATATGAAGATCCGTCCATCACTTTCTGGAGAGATCCTGTGATCGAGTTGTGTAAACTTCTAAGACAGCCTTCGACATCGATATCACCAATAATACAAGTAGATCCTGTAACTACTAATTTGTTCTCAATAATGACAAAATCGTGTGTATCAGCACCGAGAATAAGCGGCATCTCAGAAAAAGTAGATAAAGTATTCTTTCTTACTCTGATATCACCTATTTTAGTGTCTTGATCCTGATTTCCAAAGTGAAGCACTCCTGCATCATGGGAAAATTCGTGATCTCCAATCTTGAAATTGTTACTATCGAACTTTAAAAATCCGCCCTCATCTTTAATTTTATGATCACCAAAGTGAAGACTTTCTGAGTCAAAGTGGACATTTTCACCCAAAGTAATTTTTCCAGGCTCAGTCTGGTGAATCCTTTGATCTCCAAGCTTGATACCTTCTGTTGCAATCTTTAGAGGAGATCCACCGTGCAGTGTGCCGGAGATAACAACATCACCGCCAAAGACAGTCACACCTGTTGTGTCATTTCGAGATGATCCTGACACGTAGAGGTACACATCACTTCCGAACGCAGTCGGATCGCTATCACCTATTCCTACTTTGTCAGAAGAAGTTGTCAGTCTAACTACAGCACCATCGTCGGTCCAACCTGAGTTATTTCCTCCTGGGCCGGCTCGAAAAATGGAAATCGATGTCCCTGTATTCGGAAAGATATCAGCTGTTCCATCATCTTCATATGTGACTGTGACGATGTCACTCGCTGACAGATCTAGAATCACCATTGAAGTTGATTCGTCAGGATCTCCTGATGTCTCTGTTCCATTTCTCTTTGTATGTTTTGTTACACCATTAACTTTTATTCTAACGTCATACTGGGTTGTTGCAGAAACTTTTGCAGAGAATGCAACTGCTATGAAATATGTTCCTGCATTGTCAACTGTAAATGTTCCTGCTGAAGACGCGAAAGATATTCCTGATTCGGGAACATTGGTATTTAGGGTGGGGGTAGTACCTGGTTCTGCTGTACTAAAAAGAACTCTTTCATTTCCTGTTCCAGCGTCAGCTCCAAGCGTAGTGATATCGTTAGTTTGAGTGATGGAAACAATAACAGGGTCACCAAATGTTCCACCTATAATAATCTGGCCATTTGACTGGCTTGTGATCTGAACCTGATTTCCCTCGACAAGATAAGATCTGCCATCAGTTAGTTGAGTTAGTGATCCAGATAGACCCTGGTATCCTTCGAGAGGCGTTCTTACTTCGAGAGGAGAACCGCCGTAAAGAGAACCTGAGATTACAACATCGCCGCCGAAAACTGATACACCGAAAGAACCAGCGGCTTTTGACTCAACTGACCCTGACACAAAGAAGTTTGTGTCTGCACCTGGCATCTCTGCGGCACCGACACGAGCGGAGCCTGCTCTCACGTCAAGAGCAGTGATCTTGGTTGCGCCTATTGTTTCTATCTTTCCTGTCTTCTGATTGACAAACAGGTTTGTAAAATTAGACAAGTTGCTCTCCGCAGATCATATGTAAATACTTATCGATTTACTGCTTAACCTTTTACGAAAGAAGAGAAATCATTCAGACCAAGATTTTTAGGGTCTATGTCCGCGCCTCCTGCTAAAGAATTGATATTAGCAACTTGCAGTGAATCAACATTAGTATTTTGCGTGATACCAGAAGGCTCTACATCAAAGAAAGGTTTCGTGACTCTAGCGTGCTGGTCGATATTTAAGTGTCCTGATGCATCTTCAGGTGTGAATTGCCTTCTTACGAGATTTCCATCTCCCACATTGAGAACTTTTGAGAAGACAATTGAGACAACTTCTCTTGATTGATCTCCAGCAGACTGGAACTTAGCAAAAAGCCTTTGCTCCAACATATCTCTAAACTGACCAAATCGATCATATCTAAAAATTGCCTTTGTGAATTGAGGAACTGCGTTAATCAATCCATACTTAAATCCTCTTAGAATCGGAGGGGAAGCAAACTCTGCGTCTGGTGATGGGATTGTAGCATTGTCGATAAGAGAAGGCTCGACAGATCCAGATGGGCCTGCTCCAATTCCGAAGATAATCTTATTTCTCTGCTTGAAAGTTTCATTTCCAAAGCCAAGGTTTTCATCAGTCCAGAATCCTGCGCCACCGTCTGGTGCAAAGCCTGTGAAAACAACTCCCGCTGAAAGTGAATCAAGGGGGCCACCACTGATCTTTTCAATTCCGACAGGGGTTCTGGCAACATTATCATACCTGTTTTCAAACGGAAAGGCAAAAAACCATTTATCATTTTTTGATGTTGCATCAGTGACATCAACAGGTTGGGTTCCTATGCCTAGCGCTGCCTTACCAGATCCGAGCGGGTCTGATATTATAGAAGCCCCATCAATTGAAAAAATAGTCTGTATATCTGGAACTAAAGAATCAAAGAATCTCTCACCTGAGTCGATCAAGTGAATTCCTCGCAATATGGATCCTGTTGTTCCTGCTTGCCCGGAAATGACACTATTGGGTTTGACATCGATACGAGAAGTTCCGACCCCTAAGTCTTCATCAAATACTTGATCTATATAAGATCCGCTATATTGAGATGTATACTCAGATAAAAATTGATCTAAGCAGTCTGACGTGTTTGTTAATGTAGTATTATCTCTTACATCTTCATGGATGCTGTCAGAAGTTAAAAGCTGGTTTGTTCCCTGGTGGAATTCTCTGCCCTCTCTGATTAGAGATCCGTAAAGTGTAAGCTTGCCGTTATAGGGCGCTATCTCAAGAGTAGATGATCCTCCTACCGAATAGGGCACTGACAGCTGCCACCCAAAGATCAAATTGTCTTCAGGACGTAAAACGTATGGGTTGTTAACTGACACAAATTCTGGCTCAACCAAGTCAGCAACGAATGCTGTCTTCGTATTTTCTACCTGGTATGATCCCGATACGTTCTCACCATAAACAGAAGTTGTTAGATCTCGCCCTGTAGGCAAACCTAAAGCATTTCGACCACCGTTTTCATAAGATGTTAAGACCATATTCCCATTTACAGTTAATTTTAGAACTGCCTGAGATGTTTGAACAACAGGAGACTTTACAGTCCCTGACATCACATATTCACCCGGAGCTAACTTTCCTGTCCCAGAAACATCTATTACATTCAATTCTCTCAAAGTTGCCTGCTTTAGTTCTCCTGATATTCCTGGGTTTACAGAAACCGCTTGCATATATGTAACCAGATCTCTTCCTGAATCAACATACACACCTTCTCCAGACTCATTTAAAACTGCAAGAGACGGGATTGAAGAAGTCAAGATACCGAACTGGGGATAACCTGTATCACCTTCGACAGATGTATATGTCTGTTCAACATTGAAGGGTGATCTTTGATTTAAGATAAAGAACGTAGACATTGGTGAGTCAGCAGTTCCACCACCTGTTTCAGCATTTTGAAAAGTTCCAGAAAAAGTTAAAACTGCTTTTTCGACAACAAAAGGTGCATTAATATACTCAGACATTTGTGTTAGCTGAGAAGAAGTAGCATGATATTTCGGATGGATTGGAAATCCAAAATTTGATATGGGTGCGCCGGATAGCCTAGTACGCTTAATTGTATCTGCTGGTGTTACACCACCTACATCAGTAGAAACTCCAAATCCAATATTGAGAGAATCGAGAGATCTTTGGGCTGTATCGGTTTGTGGAAAAACTCCTGAGCCTATTAAGTCAAATTTCTTTTCGCTCTTATTATAATATCCCATGTGATGGTGAAATGTCCCAGCGGATGCGCCTCCATCAACTGAGATTAGGGAAGTTTCGTTAGTTGTTAAGTCGATCTCAATTTTTGTCTTAGATTTAAGTGGATTTGAGAATCCCAAACCGACATCCTCAACCCGGCTTCCTGTTAGATAAAAAGGATCTGTTGCAGAGCTTGGATCATTTTCAAAGAGATTGTGCTCAGAAAAAGGAAGAAGATCTTGCCCGGGCGTGAAGGTGACTCTTTGATCTGCGATACCAAAAGAAGCTGTTCCTGGCCCTACAAGTGTAGGATTCGTACTTGGTGTTGCAACAAATCTATCAATGTATTGACTTGAGGAAAATATCTGCCTACCCAAGATAAGATTGTCAGATGCCCCTACAAGAATTGATGTAGTATCATCAAATGATCCAGAATATACTCCTGTTCTTGAATCCCCTGTTCTAGCAATAGTAGGATAAGAACCTGTCGCATTATCAACATTTCGAATATAAACTCTGGGCGATAGAGATGTGATCCCTGATATCGTCAGCGTATTTCCTTCTCTATCTTTTGTTCTTTTAGGCATCGTTTTTCAGATTTCCAAATGCGATTGAATCGACACCAAACGCACCATTAGTAAATATAAACCCTGTTCTCGAAGATTTAAAACCTGCGGGAGGGTACTGTTCAGTCTGTGGATTTAAGGCACTCAGCGCATCGAGCATATCAGATGAAGCACTCAGCAATAGCATTTGAGCATTTACGTCATTTCTATTGTTTTGAGTTTCATCAAATGGTGCAACATTTTTCTCTTGTTCCCAGACAGCAGTTGGAACTAAAATGTCACCTATTCTCTCTCCCCCGTCCAAAAATACATCAACTCCGGAAGAAGATGTAAGCGGGTATAGATTTTGTACGCTAGAAGATCTTCCATGAGAATCAATATTTCCATCCATAACTGCGCCTTTTGTAGATCTAGCTATAAAAGGACTTTCAGTAGACACATGCGATAAAACATCTCTAATCGTCATTCCTTCTATAACGCCGTTAAATTGCGAAGGATCATCATGCGCATTATTGATCAGGTTTAGAGCGTATGTCTGATCATCTCCTGATTCTATGAAGTCTATAGCTGCTGTGTCTGCAGTGTTATCAGGTCTTATCTCAGACTTTGAAAAAGATGCGATATCTTCAAATGATTCATTTGACTTAAATTCCTGGGGTTGTCCAAAATTTAAAACAGCTACCGCATTATCATTTAAGCCTGTTCCCATCAAAGGAAGAACTCTATTTCCAGATGGAGTTTTGTTTTTGCCGCTGACACCTTGTGTAAACTTTGCAACACAGTTTACTTGGTCTTTTGTCTTAGCAGTCTCTCTGACGTAATCAGGTGAATGTGGGTCGTATTTACTGTCAGGTTTTTCTCTTCTCTTGTCTAAGTCTGGAGGAGTTGCTTTCTTTGTAGAAGCATCAATTTTTGATACTCCTTGCTTGTCTTTAAATTCAGCTCTGTATTCAAAATTTACTTTGGGATTAAAAGACATAGAAATCTACCTCGACCAATTCAATCCTGTTCCGCCGTAACCACCGTTATATGAATCACAAATTTGTGTATCAAAAGCATTAGGCGTAGGCTGAACAGGTGCATCAGGAGAATTACCTTCTGGAAACTCGTTTCTATTTTGATTTGATCCTGCTCCTCGGAGCCCTCCTAGCGTCACATCTCCTGGCTTTTGATAGTCAGAAGTATAATAGTTTCCATTATGACGTCTAAGCTTTCCTCTCTCAAGAGCGTGAGGTTCGACAACAAAGTTTACACCTAAGAAATTTGCCTTCTTTGGCATAGTTTGTTCAATCAAAACTCCAATTGATGTATCAAACCACTTGTAGAACTCAAAAAACTCTTTAATATTTATCTTCTTTGTCAGTCTATTGAAATAGACATCTCTGAGAGATTCGAGATCTGGATAATCTTCTTCAAATTGAAGATTTGCATTTCCAATTGCATCATCGATCGCGTCAAGATTTGCAAATATCTTAGAGATATCTTCATTGAGGGCATCTGCTATCGAAAACTCTAGAGAAAATCTTGGATCATCTTGAGGTTCTTCATCTCGAGGAATCTCAAATAAAGGTGCAGGCAAAGCGCTGTATTCATCTCTGTTATCAGAGCTCTTAAAGCTTCTTGGTCTAACCTTGACACTATTTAAATTCTCATCAAAATTAGGAGAAACTGTGCTAATAAATCTCTTCTCATTTTCAAATACGTCAACAGAGCTTTCAAATCCTGTTGTTGAACCTGATGTTTCATTTTGAGAGAAATCGATTATTTTGATAACGCCTGTAGAATTTGAAGATGTTATAGGCTGATCGCAAGTTAGATCCATTCTTAGTCTTTCAAATGATCCTGATTCTTGCGTGACAAAGTTAAAATTCAGTTCAGGATCTTGAACACCTAAAGAGCTTGGATTTCTAACGTGTTCTTTCCATTCTTCAATCTTTAGCGCTTTAGACCAAAACTTGACATTTGAAACGCTTCCTGCAAAATCAGTTGCTCTAGCTTGATCATCCTCATTGCTGTTATTCAAAAAGAAATCTTTGTGTGTTCCAATAACTTGAGGTCCAATTACAACATAAGAACCTGAGGCGTTTAAAGTATCGCTTTTATTTTGGAAAACATTATTTGCAAAGTTTGCATTAGCATCTTCCATATAAAAAGAAGATGTTGAGAAAATTTGTTCTATTCTTCCATTTGACTGTCTTGCGCATCTTAAGAAGTATGAAGAAGAAACAACAGGAGATTCAGCTCTTTCTCTACCAAATGAAAAGTTCCACGTTTCACCATTGCTAACTGAGACAAAAGGTATAACCAGCTTTAATGAAGGTAATGTAGCAATACTTGGTCCTGCTGTGTTATTTCTAACCCAAAGTTTAACATGCCCGTCTTTGTTTTCTTCTGATCCTGACATTAGAAGCATATTTGCTACGACACCTTCATATGGTGCCAAAGCTCCGGAGCCAGTAACATGTAGGCGAGCCAAACTTTGAGTCACAGGATACGAAAATGATGAGCTTAGATTATTTGTCAATCTATTCGGAAATCTATAAGTTGCTTCATAAGTCCATGATCCAGACGTAAAAAGTCCATCATTTGGGTCATCTGATATTCCGTGAAGACCGAATCCTTTTGACTCATGTGAACTTCCTTTTTCTACAAAAGTTCCTGCTGCTTCAGGTACACCTACTTCAATCCTGGATCCAGTTAAATATCCGCCTTGAAGACGAGGTAGATTATCGTAAATCCCCTGCGCATTTGTTGATCCAGGCGTAGTAAATGATCCTGAGAAACTTAATTCAGAGCTTATAACAGCTCTATCATATCTTAGGTCTGAAAGTGAGAAAGATTTTGGACCACCAAACTCTTTGATTCTCACATATAAATCAGGATCTAGACCAAATGATCTTAAAATTGTTTTAACACTATGAACTGTACCTTTAGACCTTATCGTCTCTCCAATGTTGGTCAATATTCTCCTAAGAATATTGTTTCTTATCTTCATCAAAGATGCAGGATTGTTTGAATAGTCAACGCTCAAGTCTTGATGGTGATAAAATTGCTCAGGGGAACCATTTGTAAAAATGGGAGGTAGTTCAAATCCAAAGTATCTCGACACGAAAGGAAGAAATTGATCTGCTGCACTCTCACCATCGTCATATCCGACGTGAGTTACCTGGGACATATGATCAGTTGTCGCCTTAATTTGATCAAAGTGCTTTGCCCAAACATATAAAATTGCTGACAGTATTTGTGACGATCCTAGTTCACCTGAACCGGGTAGATTGCTTCCTGAGTATGGTGAATTTATAGGTTGATCAAATTCTCTAAATCCAAACGTGCTAAAGCCTTCATCAAAATAATGAGGAGGTACCAGCTTCGTAATTAAGTTTGGATTGCTTTCATCATAAGTACTGGCTGACGTGAGAAGATCTGTATTTAAATTTTGGACACCTTCAAATTTAGGAAAAAGAACGGGATTTAGTTCACTATCTTCTTGGGTTAAAGAAATCCCTAAACTTCCGGTCTCTCTCATGGAAGTAACATAATTTGAAACCAAAGAGTGTAATGAGTTACCGCTACTATCCAAAACCAATGCATTGTTACCAAAGCTTGCAGAGGGTTCATTAAATTTGAAGTATAGCTTCAAGTCAGACGTTGGAAAAACATTTCTATTTGCAAATTTCTTTTGATCTAAATCAGATCTTAAACTATGATAAAATCTTACTTCATCCAAAGATCCTGAATACGTTTCACTGGGGATAAAGTTTGTATCTCCGCTCATACCTACAAGCTCGTGCGATGATCCAGACCCAATCAAGAATGGTGTACTATCAAATTCAATCGTTTTGAGAGCTGCTTGACCTGAAGAGCTGGCAACTAAATTTTCATTGATGTATAGCTTTAGATTATTTTGAGTTGTCGATCTATCGTAGGATGCAACAATATGATTAAATCTATCTTTGTCAACAGAAGCGCTTGTAAACATCTTTACACTTCCGGAAGACATTGCAAAAAGAAGATCTGCATTAGATGTAGAGCTAGACTGCGATACTGCTAGAGTAAAGCCCATATTAGAACCAGAAATCTTTTGGAAGATGACCTGATTTTCATTTACGATTGAAGGTAAGTTTAAAACACACTCAAGAGAAAAGCTATTCGTCTCAGGATTTAAAACAGACACACCTGTTTTGTCTTTTGAGAAGTCTGTAAATTGACTTCCCTTAAAATCAAAAACCTTGATATACGTACCTTCTTCTTCAGAAACACCTGAAGATCCTGAGAAAATCAGGTATCCCATATTTTTGGGAAACTGTGTGAGGACGTAGTTTTCAAAACCTGTAAGTCCATTTAGATAGTTTTCATACTCAAGTCGAGTACCATCAAAAGGAAACTTATTGATAATATTGTCAAAAGCAACATTAACATTTGCTTGCGCAGAGTTAAAAAAGGTATGATTTTCAAATTTTGAAAAATCTACAGGTAGTTGTTGCGTGTTTCTTATTCCTGTTTCAGGACTGTCATATAGAAAGTAGTCACCGGAAGCAACTGACAACTTGCTTAAATCTTCACTTGTTTTGTTGATTAGACTCTTAGATCCATCCACATTCTCTCTTCTAATTGCAGAAGAAAATACTCCTGGACGCAAGTTCTGTAGTCGGGACTTATTAGTCATTACTCAATCCTAAATGTTCCACCTACTCTTTTGAAAACTTGATCCGACCCTAGGTCTTTAACCAAAACATCAATTGAGAAAACTCTTCCAACGGGAAAATCGTTCGTGTAAAGATCAAAGTACATTCCGTTAGAATCAGTTGAAAGAAGCGTTGACTTATCAGTTGTATCAAATGGAATTATGACAGTATTTGAATACTCATCTCTAATTCTATAATAACACTGAGTAAAGATAAGGCTTTTTCTTACATAAGGTACTTTTGAAGATGGCACAACTTCATCATCATCAAAGGCAACAAATCTAATTCTAACTTTTTCACCCTTTTTGTATGCGCTTCGAGCGTTTTGAATGCTCACAATCAGTCTTTTTGGAGTATTTTCAAAACCTGTTGTTTCAGGTTTGTTTACTTCTACGCTTCCAGTGTGGAATGTGTAAGTCTTATCGTTAGATCTCCAGAACACATCAAAATTAATTGATCCGCTATCCCGGACAAAATCGGCGATCGTATTAGAAGCTGTTACAACAGTTGTGTTAAATGAATCAATCGCAAAGCTAGCTGAATATACACCTGAAGCAAATAGTGAAGCCCCATATGAATGCTGAGATGCAGAAAGTTCTTTCTCAAAAGATCCTGTCTTTATCATGACACTCATGCAATCAGAACCTGATATTCCAATCAAGCTTGACCCTGATACGAGATTCGAAGGGATACCTCTTGAAAAATGATTTAAGAACAAAGATCCAGATAGATTAAAGAAGAAGGCTTCATGATGATCTTGAATATCGTCTCTAAATTTTATTTCAAGCCTAGGACGAATTGCTGTATCCAAACTATCTCTGGATGCGAATCTTTTAACAAATCTAGTTTTATTATCAGTTTCTTGTGTTCCTGAAAATGCTATTCTGAGTCCATAGTCCGGTATAAGTCCTGCTAGCGTACCAGATATTACTCTTGTAATGTCAACATTGAGATCTTCTGTGCCATCTTCAAATAGCTGCTCACTATAGAGAAAAGAAACGCCTAATCCATCATCCAAGTTTCCTGAGCCGATTATGTCAATATCATCAGCATTTAACAAGCCTTCTCTATTGGCACCTTCAATGCTCCAGACGTTTGGTGAATCACCAGATATTGACGCAGTAACAAAATTAGCAGCATCGATATCTTGAAATCTAGTAACGTCTCTTCCGACCCCTTCGTCAAAAGATCTTGAAAGTGGGTGGACAATAATCTTAAAGTTAGATGGAAGTGTTTGTCCACCGGCAACATCAAAAAGTTTTAGATTGCACTTAAAAGAATCACTAGTGATATCAAGTATGCTACCTGTTAGTTCTCTTAGTGGATCTAAATCGAATTTAATAAGTGCTCTTGATAATTCAATAGGCTTATCTTCTCCTGATATTTTGCTTTCATCGTAAAGCTTAAAAATATCGAGAGTTCCTGCTTGACCTACATTTGCATCTGTAGCTCTAAAAGAATTGTTTATAATCTTGTTTGTAATATAGCAATCTTTTGATGCTGACAGAATTCTATACATTTTTTATTCCTAGCTTACTGTTCCTCGAATATCCAAGTTAGGAAACTTCAATTCAAATATTCCGCCTGGCGGTGGAAACAATATGCCCTTTCTAATGTTAGCTTCAACATTATAGGCATTACTTGAATAAGTCCTTTCTCCTACTGTACCAATAATATTTCTTATTTTTACACTTGTAACTGAGGTTACACCCGTGACATTATAAATCAAATTATTTATATCAGAGGTTAAAATTGATTCTTCAATTTGAAAATTCTCAATATTAAAGTATGATGCAAGATTGTCAATGCATTGTTTGAGAACTGCTTCTTTGTTAAAGTTTGGATCAACTGCTATTTCAAAATCGATTCCAATATTGATTATCTGGGCATCTAAGATATCAATTGCGTCTGCAATAAGCCTAAACTCATTTAAATACTTAGATAAATTCTTTTTTAATGCATCAGGTGACGTCTGCAGAAAACCTGAGGCATTTCGATTAATAATATAAAGCAGTGAAGAAAGAGGATTTACCGGATTCTCTCTTACAGACGCTCTAAATACTCGCCCAAAGTTTGCAGGCATCGTATAAACTCTTGCAAGAAGATCTTTCTTTGTTACGATTCTTGATTGGAGATTTCTTGAAGCATTTATTAAGCCTCTAATCTGCTCAATATCAGGGGCATCCTCTCCACCTACTGCAGGATCATTATTGGTCACAAAAATAGAAGACCTTACTGCTCTCTCAACAAGAGATGTCGGACTGTTTACAAATCTCAAACCAATAGATCCGAGGGATGTAATTGTTTGTGCACCTACATTATGACTAAGGCCACCGCCGAATCTGTATTGTATTGTTATTGTTGTGCCCTTTGGAGATATTCCAAGTGTTCTTGTCTTTAACAAGTTCTCAGGATCAATGGAAAATCTACTAAAGTTATTTTGGCCATAAAGAGGAAGTGCCAGCTCAGAAGGATCTGGAACTATATCTCTATCAAGCGTATCACCTCTACCTGATCCGAATCTTATTGTTGATAAACCTGTAAGCGTAGAAGAATCAGTAATAAACCTATAAGGTGCAGGACGAACTTCAAGGTTTTGACTTACGTCAAAACTATCATCATCCAAGTTATTTACACCCACATAAACTGTATCTTGAACTAGAGATTCAACCTCGTAATACTGGTTGCCATCTGCATCCCTAACATCAAGTATTTGACTTACATTGGCATTTGAAAGCGTAATCGTTCTAAATGCTTGAAAGGTGTCAGGTATTTCAAAAGTCTCAGTAGTTCTATCACCTGACACGCATGTCACATCTCTTGTAACAAGATAAGATGATGGATTTCCGTTAGCATCAGTAGATCGAATTTGTATAGTTGCAACTAGTGACCCTAGTTCATCTTTTTGAGAGAAGTCTATATTGTCAACAACGTTAAAAACAATATCGTTGTCTGCAACAACAGTTGTATTTTTTTGAAGAATCGGCAAAGCAGACTCTTGAGGTCTAAATTTGCTTCCTACTTGCTCAGCAGGTACTTCTAAAGTAAAGGAGACTTGTGCGACAGCAGGTGAAGCACCTGTGATCTTAACTCCCGCTGCTCGGGCTAACCTTTCAATGTTTACAGTCTCAACTGCAGTCTCAGGATCAAGCTCTCTAAACTGGTGGTCAAGATAAAACGAAGAAACATCACCGACATATGAAGCAAGATCTAAGAAAAGCCCGCCGAGCGAAGCATCTGAGAAATCTTGGATTCTATCTGGAAAATATGTTCTTGCGAACTCTAAAAGCTCTGCTCTAAAAGACTCAAAATCCTTATTTAAGAAACTTCTATTCTTTACTTGCAGAAGATCCTTTTTTGTGTTTTGCGCCATAAATTAACCTCCTGCTTCAAAAAAGACCCTAATTGCCTTGTTTGAAATATTAGCAGTGGGAACATTAAAAGTTACAGTGATTGCTACGGTTGCAATCTGTGGATCGTTATTAGTATCTATGCTTGTCTCGAAAGATTCTAATTCCACGAAAGGCATAAATTTGGCAACAGCTGTCTTTATATTAGACATCGCATCGGATTCCCACTCAGGATTAGACGAATAATCAAAAACAAGAGATTTTAAGTCAGCACCAAAATCATATTGCCCAAGACGCTCTCCATTGTTTGTCAATATAAGATTTCTGAGATTGTCTGCTATCTGGTCTCCGAGATCTCGATGCATTCTAAACACACCATCAGAGCCTTCTCCCAACTGCATTGGAGTTGTTATGCCAATAGGTAGAGGGACAGGTGCTGTAGGGGCTCTGTTTTCAGATACCTTAGTTCCTACAGATTTAAAACTTATAGTTGCCATTTACAAACACTCAATTATAAATAACCATCACACATATTTTATGACCACCGAATTGGTGTAGTGGCGCCTGTTAGAGTTACCGTACCTGTTTTAAACCACGCAGAAACTACTTCTGCAATTTTTTCCATCACTTCTTTATGAGACGCACCAGACATTCCTAGTGGGAGAGCTTGTAACTTAATCCCTGTGCCAACTAAAGTAATCGGCGGCGTAAATGCACTATAAACACCAGGTGATGATGCAAGTATTAACGCACCGAGGGCATTGCCGTAAATACTAAAAGCAGTGTTAAAAACTGTCTCAAAAACTTGTCCTGTAGGATCGGGAAGTGCAGCTGGACGAAGTCCCAAAGAAAGTGGCTTCTGCATAGCAGCAAGTCCTCCAAGCCAAGTTAAATTATTTACCGGGGGCGGGGATAATGTTGTTGTATAAGCTATAGTTGCTTTTGACCAAAATTCACCTAAGTCTTCTCCGTCCCGAGGAAACCTTCCAACTTCTCCGTCAATCTCTTTTAGAAAAGAAGAAGAATCTGGGACCATAAACCTAGATAATCCTTGTCGTAATATTTCATCTGAGAGTGGCATTACTTAGTTTTTCCAACTTTACTAAGAATAGTACTAAGTCTTTGGTTAATCGATTCAAATGCAGCTGCGTTCACAGGTGGGCCTGAAGGTCCTACGCCTGTTGGAACTGTTAAAATTTTAATTTGTGTTATTAGTTCCTGAATGAGTTCTTTGAGCGCGTTGCCTAATACTATAGGTTCAGACGCAGAAGACCCACCGAGTAAAACCTGGTCACCCTGGCCGTTACCCTTCTCGTTACCTGATCCGATTACGATCTTTGGGCCGTCGATCATTATTGTTCCGTCAGGCTGGAAGGTTATCACTGCCTGATCAACAGAGTGCCCATTTTCTCTTGTACCCTCTTTGATAATCCTTATGCTTCCGTTTTCTTTTACTTCTTGGCCATCTTTTGTTTGACGAGCCAAAATTCTAATTTCATTTGACTTTAAGACAACATAAGGTTTACCGTCGACAGGGTCAAGTGCAACTCCCGGATCTGGAAGCAAAGAAGCATTATCAAAACCAAAATTTTTATCACCATCTGTTTTCATGGAAACATAAATCCTGGATAGATCATGAATAAGATCAGGATCGCCTTCAGTTACTTTCACAATTCTTTTTTTAGCTGTGTCTCTTGCCCAAGTTCTTTTTTCAGTCTCATCTTGACCAAGAGTATTCTTTACAGCAGTTTGATTATTAGCTGATCCTTCGGGTGAGAATCCTCTTCCGGCAACGATATCAATCGTGCCTTCTTTTGGGTTTATCCTTGGTCCTGATTTTTCTTTGCCTCTATATTGGGTATTTGATCCTTGTTCAGAGCGAGGACGATCTTCACCTAGACTAATCAGTGTATTATTAGAACCTTGAATTACAAGATCACCAGGACGCTTAGTAAATCTAGGCACAGACTCTCGAGACGTCAAGTTATTCGATAGTGACTTTGCTCTTATGTTGCTAAAATCATAGCTTGAATCATAAAGTGTCGGGCTTCTTCCATCAGAATAAGGTCCATTACTAAAATCAGGAGGAAAATCACTTAAATTAACATTTGGCTCTTGCGAGTCTCTATAGTAATAACTTCTAGATCTATCGTCATGAGTAAAGTTTAGATCATCTGCATAAGCAGGTGATGGGATTCTGCATATCCAAAAACCTGCGTTTGTAAGCTCTCCGCTTACTGCTGATTCTTGTGCAGTTTTTTTAGATCCGAAAGGTGTGCTAAACTCATCTTTTCTACCTGGATTTACTACCCAGACTGTCTCACCTGGTTTGACAGGAAAAGATAAGTGAGGAGGGAACATGGGATAAAAAATCTTCGGAGTACTATCGTATTCAAACCCAGGAGTGACAACAACTCCGACTATACTATTTGGAGGTGCCATAAGAAGTGCTTTTTCGCTCTCAGATGAGAGATCAGATAACAGCCCTATCTTTGGATCAACACCTGAATTGCCTGCGCTAAAAGGCGTGTTCTCAGATTGAACTACTTCAGCAGCTTGAATGCTTTGATTCTTTTGAAATATTTTTGCATACGCATCAGGATTGTTTTCTTTAAGATCCAAAAATGTCTGAGCGTTATCGATTACTTCCCTGACAACAACTCGATCGAAAAGAGGGCGAGTGCTTTTTATATTTGTTGCCATTACTCATCCTCAGCTTTAATCTTAATCTTTTCAGGAATTTCAATTCTGTCGTAAACATCGTCCAAATCAGGTGGTGAATCATCAAAGTCATCAGTTTTTGCCATAAGCTCAGCAAGCTTTACAAGCTGATCATTTGACTTGGACATCCTCTCAAGATACTTTGTCATTGTTGTACCATAAAGAGCGTGCTTCTCTGGGTCAGTAGTTATCTCTTTCCAGAGGTTGGTGATTAACATACTTGCCTTCTCGCGATCTTGTGTCGCGTTCCCATATATTTCTTGCCAAAGCTCTTCTTTGGATTTTGGGTCACTATTGTTAGAGGAAGGCATCGAATTCTTCAAGCTTTCTTAGTTCGTTATATTTTTTCTTAAGAGAAGATATGGTGGTGGTTAACTGCTTTGGATTTAATCCACTCATCTCTCTTAAATAGACAAAAACAGCTCTTTTGTTTAAAAATTCTAATTCATCTGCATTTTCAAAAAGATGCCTTACTGCGTATATGCAAGCTCTTTCATTATCAGACTTTACAATATCTTCAATCTTTTTAATCATCTCTAAGATGACATCTCTTTTTTCCTCGCGAATAATTCTCTCTTCTTGCGCTGGAACTGAGTTGTAATCGTTTAGTGATATAGTCTCATCTTGAGTAAATGCAGCAGGATTCTCAAGGCTTATATTTCTCTTTAAGAACTTTGTTCTTTGTTTTGACTTAATAATCAAGAAGTTTTTGGCAACAACATTAAAATAGGAAAAAGCTTTTGTCCCTCTTGACGCATCAAACTTATAAAGAGCTTCGTATAGAAATGTTATACAGTCATTCTTTAAATCTTCGTAAGATGAGTGAAGACTAGTAAACCTGTGAATAAAAATTAAGTTTTCCGAAAGCTTTTCAAAAGCAGGAAGAATTTCAGACTCGTATATCTGTGCCTTCTTTTCAAGAGATTCCTCGGCTTGAAATTGCTCAATTGCAGTTTGAGTGCCTTCGTGAAAATACTGCCTTACCTTATTTTTCTTTCTAGGTTTGCTCTTTTTCTTAGCTGTAGTTTTTTCAATTTTTTTAGGCATTTGTTTCACCTTCTGATTCTAAATTATTATCAGCCATTCTATTAGCAACATACAATAGAGCGTTTCTAGAATTTCTTAATTGGCTAAGTATTTGTCTAACTTCTCCGCTATCGTAAAAAAGTGGTTTCTCTAGCACTGTAGTAATATTTTGATATGACGCATCTATGACATCAAGAGATGCTTCGACATCTTCTTCAGTTTTCAATATTATTTTTGCAAATCTGTAAAGATAAAATGCCTGAATTATGCATACACATCCCAGTGTTATCGTTACATAAATCATAAAACTTCACCGAAGACTTCATCATAAAGATTTTTAATAGAATTAAAGCAGTAATTCTTTTTAATTTTAACTGCTGCCTGTGCCGCTCTTTTCTGATACATTGATGGGTATTTTCTAAACTTGGTCAATGCTTCAACGGTAGATTTTTGATTGGGTTCAGCCCACTGAGCGCCTGGTATAAATATATTATTATCAACTCTGGTTTGTGATATTTGAACAAGATTATACTTCAGCTTCTGATATCCATCTCCCTTTAAAAAGTCTGTGTGACCTGACCATCCTGTTGCTATGATAGGTAAACCTGAAGCTGCGGCTTCGAGCAAAGGCAAACCATACCCTTCACCCCTTGTCATTGTAACTAAGCACTTGACTTTTTCATTTCGATACAAAGCAGCAACTTCTTTAGGAGAAAGATCACCGTGCAATAGACTGATTTTTGGAAATGGTCCTTTTCTAACCTGGCCCACAAGGCCTTCGAACTGCCTTCTAATATTCAATCTATCGATTTTGGTGCCACGTCCTGAATTTGTCTTTAAGACAATTCCGACATCATCGTCATCCTTAAACGTCTCACATATTGTCTTTACGGTGTTAAAAATATTCTTTCGATCGTCAGCTGGATTATTTGAAGTCAATTGTCCGAAAATAAGAAAATTAAAACTGGTTGAAAAATCAAAAGGATCTTCAATTTCATCCAAGAGTACTTCATCGATAAAAGACTCAGGAATCACTTTGATTGGTGTTGTAACCAATCCGGAATTCATAAAAGTTTTCTTAGTAAACTCAGAGGGTACGATAACAATGTCCATATTGTTAATAGCATCAATCCAAGCAGGATTACAAACGTCTGTTTCAACTCCTGCAGTTATACCCACATTAAATGCACCTAAATTAGTATCCCACTCATTTGGAAGCTGTATTTGAAACGATATGTCAAATTTGTGGTTAACGTTTTTTGAATGACGCATGATTTCACCGATTAATCCATCATCATCGCTTTCATTGAGTTTCCATTGAGTATTTCCCCAGTTTAGACATTGACACACCAAGTCAATTTGTCCAGACTTTGATTTCTCCACAAGCCATTTAGCAACCTGTCTAGAATGAACGCCATAGCCGCTTTGTGTGATAAGTGGTCCTCTAATTACTACTTTTTTCATGCTTTATTAAAACTCCATCACTTCCCACGATTTATAGACTGAAGCTTTGTCTTTTTTCCACTTCTCTGTAAGATCCCAAAGAGATTCATGCCATTTTTCAATTGTATCATAGATATTAAACTCAGAAAGCGTGTATTCTCTTGCTTTTTGTCCGAGCTTCTTTCTTTTTTCTGGGCCCATTTTATACATCTGGTAAATTGCTTCAGCTGCTTTTTCATTTTGAACATAGTCTTCATAAATGTATGGGACCATTTGACTTCCTACCATTGATCTTACATCAGGCTCCAGTGCAATTCCATTCTCTGATCCATCTCTATGGTCTACGACTTGGCGGGTTAAGCCACCCGTCTTTGTTGCAATAATTGGTTTTCCAGCTTGCATGGCCTCAAGTGTTGCAAGACCAAAACCTTCATTGAGGGCAATATTAATGCAAAAATCTGAGATGTTGTGCAGGACATTCATTTGATTAAACTCTAATGACTGCGTTGAAAAGAACACATTGTCATTCAATCCCATCATATTCATTGTGGCGATCAAGTTTGGGCCTTCTTGATCTGTGGGATTTGTATGCATTACAAGAGTTGCATTTCTGTGCCCCTCTTCTTTTTCAAGTCGATCAAGAAAGATCTTCCAAGAAGCCATGACATCATTAGGTCTCTTTCTCTTAGC